CTTCATCTGGCGCTTCTACTTCTTCTGCAGCAATCTGCTTATCAATCTCAGTGATTTCATCGTCAGTCTGCTTAAGAACATTCTTACGAATCCATTCGATTGAGTAATATTTACCAACATATGCGTCAACAATACCAAGAACACCAAGACGATTATTAATCATCTCTTGTTCTTTGATTTCAGCATAATAGTTATCGCGTTGGAAATCATACTTGATATCGTTTTTGAATTCTTTCCATTCTTCGCGAGTGATAACACCAGTAAGAACTAGCTGAATCTCAAGAATAGTATCAAACAGATGACAGAAACGCGCACGCAAACGCTCAGTGAACTTAGCAAACTTTATTTCGTCACGAGTGATCTCACCCTGACGACCCATGCTAAATGTGCCTTCGGGTTCAAGACGAGTTATTGGAACGTGAAGTGATTTGTATAGTTTCTTCTTGAAGTAATCAACATCTTCCATCTGACCAAGATTTTCGCCGCCAGGAAGCGTGGTGATTTCTGTACCACGACCGCCTTCACGACGAGGTAACCAGTAATCTTCTAGCATAGTCATGAACTTACGATCGTCTTTTACTTCGCCTGTGTCGGCATTATATACTAGACGATTCTTATGTTTGACCATCATATCGCGAACGTACTGTTCTGCTTTTTGCTTTGGTAGATTACCAACGTCAATGTAGAAGATACGACGTTCAGGAGCGCGAGCAAGACGGTAGATAACTACAGCGTCTTCCAACATGCGCAACTGATTCAATGGCTTAATAGCACGATGAAGATAAGAAAGTACCATCCTATTGCGAGAATCAAGCAAACCGCTGTGAACATAGCAGATAGAATCTTTCGCAATCTTAATACCTTGTCCTAGAGTTCCTGTACTGCCTGTTGCTCCAGAATTGGTAGCATTTCCCATAGGGTTGTAAATATAATATTCTTCGTATGCGGGAATAACTAGTTTAGAATTCTGACCAACAACTGGCGTGCGCTTCATTGGCTGGCGTACTTTACGAATGCGCCGTGGATCAATGTAGCGAAGTTCTTGAATACCTTTGCGCGGCGCTTTGGTATCAATCATAATATGATAAAACAAACGACCATCAACATACCAACGACGGAATATGTCGTATGCCATGTTTGAAAAATCTAGCATACTAAGAACAGAATCAAACTCTTCTCGAATCCGCTTTTTTACGGAATCGGGTTGTTTTAGATCATCTAGATTTATGGTGATTGGATCGGCGTCGTCGTCTGTAACAACAGCTTCGTTTACAACATCATCAACAGCAGCTTCCACTTCTGGAAACATGCTCATTTCGCGATATCTTGTGACTAGCTGTGCTTCATTCTTGGCAGTTCCCTCCATATCCACATATGTGCCATATGCTCCACCAGGAGCAATTTCCATAGCACCATCTAGATTAGGAGGAGGCGCAAACGAAGGAACCTGCTGAGCAAGTTTTTCTTCATCTTCGTTTGCCCGCCCAATACGGAAGCCAAATAATTCGATTGCCATCTAAAATCCTTCAAGTAAATTAATAATATCGAAGATAGGCAATCAATTAAGTGTCGATTACCTTATTGTTGACGTCCTTATCAACAGTCCAGTAATCGTAAGCGAACTCAACAGTAAATTCTTCGACAGCGTCTGTAGATTCCCAGTTCAGATCAATGCTTGAAACATTGATTGGGAAAATGTTGATGAATTGATATTCGCGAGTTGGAATCGCAGCATCACCAACATCAGTACCACCAGCGAAAGCGCCAGTTTTTGCATAGTGAAGAACACGAGCATCAGTACGATATGATACTAGACCTTGTTCGTTGATTATAGAAGCATCACGCAAATTGTTTTCATGAGAGTTAATGAATGAACTCCACTTTTCGAAAGCATGACGGACTAAGAAGTCTTCATCGTTCATGATAGTAACAGTCCAGTTTTCAAAGGTTCTGTTACCAGCCATCTTTACGCGACGACCGAAGTAGGGCACTTCAATCTGCCCTACTGTTGATGTTGGGATCTGTGCCGCACGACATACGAAGCGGAACTGACCTTCGGCAGTTGGCTCGGCAATACCACCAGGAAGTGTGCAATACACTTCGAAGAGGGAAGGACGAGCGCCACCGAATGGAAGTCCTTGAGCGGCGAAAGTTGACACATTAAAGGGCATTTTCTTTTTTCTCCCTGTTTCCTTTTAAGTATTTATTCGCCTTATTAGAACTTGCCTACGATTTCAGTGAAATCAACACCAGTACGAACTGCAACGAAGTTCAGCTGGATAAAGTTGATTGACCGAGCAGGTTTGATGTAGATATCACCGACGAACTCGTTACGGTCGATGACTTCTGGTGTGTTATTTGTTTCGTCGCAAACAACACGGAAGTCTGTGATACCACGGCGACCCTGAACGTCACGCAGGAATGGCTCAACTAGTGCCTTGAACTGTGCCCGAGTAAACGCATCGTTGAACTCGAACAGTGTGAACTTGGAAGCAGTAGCGATTGCCTTTTCAAGAACGATGAACAAGCGACGAACGTTGATACGATCAAACGCTGATGGCTTGGACAACATTGTCTTATCACCGAATAGAACAGTGCCTTGCCCAGGGAATGTAACAACTGGATTGATACCATTCTTGTAAAGTTGATCCCGATAAGTCTTGTTTGGATTGAAAGCAAGACGAATCACGTTCTTAACACCACCACGATTGTAACCAGCAGGTGAGTACCAAGGATCACGCTCGCTATCAGTACGAACCATTAGACCAGCAGTATCGCCGTTCAGTGGAACATAGCGATAAACATCGTTGTACTTATCGTACTGATATTTCCAACCTGAGTCTAGGATTGAGTATGAAGAAGAAGGTAAAGTATTGCGGAAAGCAACAATGTCATCTACTTCAGAACCAGGGTATCCAGCATTACCAACAACGTCATTGTACTCTGGTGAAAGAACTGCAACACAATCTTTACGATATTCAACAATATTGTTGATGATATGAATAGCACGAGTTGAAGTTGAAGCACCGCCAAGAACTAGCGAAACATCAACATCTTCTGCACTCTTAAATAAGTCATATCCAGTGATATAATCTGTTTCACGAGGAGAAGCGCCATCTCGACCATTTACTAGTGAAACATTAGTTGGTGTAGACTGAGTACCAGCAGCAAAGTTAGAACTAGTATTAAGTTTCTTAGCAATATTAGTGATGCCGCTTACATGAGATGCCCACCAAATCCAACGTGAGTTGTTGTTGATGTAATCTTTATAGTAAAGATTGTTACCAACTTCATCCTTGCCGTCAGTTGCTTTCGAAAGATTAGAATGAACTTCTAGTACAGTGTTGGCAATACCAGTGATTTCGCCGTCTTCGTCGGCAACAACGATGTGCATTTCATCGCCGCTTGAACCCTGAACTAGAGCAGCATCTGAAGAACCAGGACCGCCAGCAAAGTAGTTGAAGAATTCCCAACGCCGAGTTGGTGTGTTTTGCTGCTCTGTGACAGCAACTGTATTACCAACATAAGCCCTCTTTAGAGTCAGTGAAGTAGCACTACCGATTGCTGCAATTTGCCGCTCTACACGACTAGGACCAAGAATAATGATATCACCAACAGTTAGTTCTGTATCAAATGCTGTGCCAATACCAGTAACTGTTGTGCTGTTATTTGAAAACCATACGTTACCTGTTAGAGTGCTTTCGAAAGCATTGGCGCTTGCACAAACAGAAACGCGAAGTGAGTTACCAATCGCTCCAGGATACTTGGCAACCCAGTTACCTACTCCAGTAATGCCTGCTGCCCTATAGTTCTCTTCGTAATCGTCTTCGCTTTTAATAATAGTGTTTTTACCATTAGCAGAGTTGCCATGCGCGTTACGACCAGCAACCGTATCTGTTGATAGAGTGCTAGTATTAGAACTGCGAATAACACGTGTTACATACAAAGAGTTTCCATATGCTAGGAAGTTAGCAGCAGTGAAAAAGTCCGATGCAGTATTG